GCGCCCTGATGTTCTCTACGATGTGATTGTACTTCTCGCGGGAGATGAGGCCGGAGTGCTCAAGCTGGGAGGCGGCGGTGAGGTCGTCGGGCTGAACCGGCGCGCGGGCTGTCCAGTGCGCAATTGCATCCTGGCGCGCCTCTTCGTGGTCGCACTGGTTGACCATGACTTGCGCCATGCAGCCCGAGCAATGCACAATGGACTGGTATATCCCGGAATGCGGGAAGAGCCGTGTGTGGGTCGATGGTGTGCCGTTGCAGAACGGGCAGCGCGGAAGCGTGCCTTCGAGCACCAAGCGGATATCGGTCGCATCAGGCTTCAAGCTGATGGGCGCGGGCCGGGTGGCGGCGATCTCCACGGCTTCCGGCGTATGCTCAGTGCGGGTGTCGGTCATGCTGCTCTCACCTTGCTGTTGCGTTGGAATTCGCCGAACGTCAGGCTTTCATTGACGTCGCTGATGGATAGCCATTTGGAATGCCGGGCCTTCGCGCGGGTGGTGGCGATCACCTCCATCTCGTATCCCGCATAGGACACGATCCAGCGCTGGTGCTTATCGCCGATGGCCTTGAGATGCGCAGCAAGCGCAGCCCGGCCTTCATCTGTGATGAAGAAATATTCGCCCTCGCCGCCCTTCCCGTCGCCCTCCCAGTGCGGGGATGCGGCCATATCACGGCGCAGATCGGTGTCGCCGATCACGTAGAAGTAGTTGCGGTAGGATTCCGCGAGGGGATCGACCGGGCGGCCAAGCGCGTGGTCGATGTGGTCCATCGCCTTGTTTTCCAGATATCGGTCGACTTGGCCCACGCTCACCCCTCCTCGATCTGAGAGGGGGCGGAGGGGAGGTAGTGCGTCGGATCGAACCGAAGCATACGGTCCACGCAGACGAAACCAGCGTTGCAGGCCCAGCTATCGCCATCCCACTCGCCATAGACCGGGAATATGGTCTCGACCTTCTGCGAGCTGGGATCGAGAAGATGGGCCACACGGATGCGCTGATCTTTTGGCGCATCGGCAATCGGAAGCCACCCAGCTTCTTTCATGCCCGCAGCGATATCGGAGGTTGTGGTGCTCATGCGGCGTGCCTTTCAGCGGGTTCGCTCCATTCGACACCGTGCTCGGCACCGAAGGCGTACATGCTTTCAATCATGTCGCTCATCTGGGCGACGGTGAGGCGGGAGGAACGGAAGCCGGTGTTCACGACACCATCGCCGTCGAGCGAGGGAACCCAGTTCGCCTGGTGACCCATCGCGTCGAGGAACAGGCACTTCCAGATCTCGGGCTTGAGGTTGCGGCCCATCGGCTTCGCCCGGCTGATGTCGGACAGCATGGCGTGCATCTTCGCGTTCTGGTCCAGCGAGCGGGTTGCCTCCCGGATGTTGAGCACGGCCCGCTCCGGCGCCCGGTCGATCAACTGATGTGCGAGGCGCCGAACCTGTTCGTTTGCGAGAATGAGCGTCTGGCCGTTAGCCATTGCGATGCTCCCTGATCTGCTGGCGGCGCGGTGAGGCGTCGCACAGGCTTTCGATGAGCTGGTCCACCGTTTGGCCGGAGGCGACCTGGTAGGCGCGCCAGAACGACTGCTCGCCGATCTGGTGCTGCTGCTGGTGGTGCCCGATGAAGTCGAGGTCGCGGCCGCAGAGCGGAACCGCGCGCCAGTCGTCCGGCTTCTGTGACATGCCCGCCCCGCTACCGATGCGGACGTGGGCCGCCTCGATCGGCGCACGCTGGCAACCGGGCCAGGCGCAATGGAAGGACCGGACGAACGCGAGGTGCGCCTGAGACTTCCAACGGCTCTCGCGCTTTTCCTTCTTCGGCGCGGGATCTTTGAACTTGCGGGGTGGGAGTGCCATGGCGCGCTACCTCAGAACGGCAGATCGTCGTCGAGGTCGTCGCCGAAGCCACCACCCGCGCCGTCCTGCCAGCCACCACGGCCGGAGTTGTAAAGCTCCCGATCGCCGGACTGCCTGCCCTGCCCGCCGTCGTGCTGGCCATTGCTGCCCTGCGCGCCGTCGAGCATCACAAGCACGCCGCCGCGCCCGCCCACCGAAACCTCAGTGGAGTATCTGTCAGCGCCCGAGGAATCCTGCCATTTGCGAGTACGGAGCTGGCCCTCGATGTAGATTTTCGAGCCCTTGCGTAGGAACCGCTCGACCACGCCGACCAAGCCTTCGGAGCCGATGACTACACTGTGCCATTCGGTGCGCTCCTTGCGCTCACCGGTGGCCTTGTCCTTCCAGTTTTCCGAGGTCGCGATGCGAAGGTTGGCGATACGGCCACCGTTCTGAAAGCTCTTCACTTCCGGGTCGGCGCCCAGGTTGCCGATGAGGATGACTTTGTTGACGCTGCCGGCCATGATCAGGCTGCCTTCTTCTGTTCGTGGTAGGTGACGCCGGGCACCCGAGGGCGAGCGCCGCGCGCGTCGCGGTCGGCAAGCTCCTGGATCAGAGCGAGGAACGCTTCCTGATACAGGGGCAGGTAGTGCCGAAGAGCGGCGTTCTTGTCGGTGATCTCGGCTTCCCAGTAGGTGCGGAGGCCGGTGGCGCTGCGGTCGATCTTGTTGGCGACGGCGTTCAGCTTCTTGGCGGCCTCGAGGTCCTGTTCCGCCTCGAAGCGCTGCTCCAAGTCCTCGGACTGCTGGAGGGCTTCCTGCGCCTTGCGCTGTCGTTCCTCGGCTTCCTCGCGCGCCTTGCGGGCGGCTTCGTCCTTGGCGCGCTGCTTGGCGACCCGGTAGGGCGTCAGGGCATCGCCGCAGGCGGTCTGCCCGCGCGCCGCCTTATCGACGATCGGCTTCCACTTCGTCTGGACCACTTTCGCGGCATCGTCGTGCGGCTTCTTCTCGGCGGCGCGGGCCTTATCGGCGTCCTGCTTGGCCTTGAGGAAGTCCTTCGACAGGGCGTCGATCGCGGCTTCCTGTTCGTCCGTCTTGACCGGACCGCCGGCCAGGGTGTCGGAGAGCAGAGAGAACAGCTCGTCGATGTGAAGACCGAAGGCTTCCTCGGCGGGCGGGTTGTTGTGTCCGGTGGTGGCCATCAGAACATCCTATCGATGATTTCGACGAGGTAAGCGGCGTTGACCTTGGTCGGGTCCTTCTCCTTCACCTTGCCCATGAGCTCGATGAAGTAGGCGCTATCGACGCCGGTCAGCTGGTCCTGAAGAACCGCCGGGTCGGTGAGGTCGAGCTCGGAAACCTGCATGAGCATCTTGAGGATCTGCCCGGCGTTGATGACCCAGCCCCGGCGGATGAACTTGCGGAGGCGGATCACACTGCTGACCGGGTACTTGCTGCCGACGTACCGAAGCTCGCGGCACATCAGGCTCTCCAGCGCGGGCTGGCGAAGCATCAGTTCGCCGTCCTTGCTGGTCCAGTAGTTGGTGCAGTGGACGAAATCGTAGTTCTCGTGGATCGTGTCCGCTTCGCCATAGAAGCGCAGGACGATCTGGACCTTGCCGCTGAGCGTGATTGCATTGGTCGACATGAAGACCGGCCGATAATCATTGCCTTCGGCGCCTATCGCGGCTTCGTGAGTTTCCTCGCGGGCGTCTTCGATCTCGCCAGCATCGCCCATGACTTCGCTGACGTAATCGCCGCCCTCGCCGTCCGGCTGCCCCTCAAAGTACTGGTAATCGGCATCGGCGCCGTCTTCGCTGGCAACTCCGGCAGACTTCACGACGACGCGGATGCGCCCTTCGGTGTCATCCACCGAGATCGCGCAAGGGATTCCGTTGCGCTTCTTCACCTCGAAGCGCTTCACGTAGTATTCCGCGACGGCCTTGGTGGTGGCGTGGTCGGTGAAGTAGAGATCGAAGTCGTTGATCTTCTCGCCCAGCAGCATGGAAGCGATGCAGCCGCCGGTGATGATCGTATTTTTCTCGACCAGCTTGCGTACTGCCTCGTCCTCGATGGAAGCGGCGAAGGAGTTGAATTTCTTGGCGAGCAGAGCCTTGATGGTCTTGCCCTTCATGCCGCGATGACGGTCCATAGTTTCCGTTCCCATCAGAAGTTGATTTCGTCGTTGAGGTCGAAGCCCGCGCCGGTCTGGCTGGCTCGGTTCGTGTCAGCCTTCGCCTTGTTGGCTAGGCGCTCGTTCAGGAGCTCGATGGCCTCGGCGTATTGCTGCTGGTTGAGCAGGCGCAGGTTTCTGACCTTGAAGTGGTCCACCAGATCCTGGGACGTAGTGCCGCTTGCCTCAGCCATCTTGACCAGCTTCGACCATTCCGCGTCCGGCATGCCAGAGGGTTCCTCGCGCCGTTGTTCTTGCTGGCGCGGCGCGATTTCATGGGTCGTCGCGTCGGCATCGTTGTCCGCCTCGGTCGGGATCATGAAGACCTGAAGCGCGGCATACTTCATCGCCGCCGACTGAGCTTTGTTGCTGCTCTTGTCGGCGCTATCCATGGCCTCGCCGATCATGCGGACAGTGTCGCAAGACCCGTCGAGCGCGGAGACGAGTTTGAAATCCACGGTGAGGATCGTGTAGTTCAGGGCGCCGCCGTTCTTGGTCTGGCGCTCTTCCCGCTTCTGATCGACGACGAAAGGCAGCATCAGCAGGCGGTTGCACGCCAGCACACCGCAAAGGGCGTTGTAGACGTCGTCGATGCCGCGAAAGTTGTATCCCTGCTGGGTGTTGCGACGGTCCTTGCCGATGCCTTCCTTCGACATCTGCTCCATGACGTTCGAAATGGCCATGTAGACGGCCGGGACAGCGGAGGCTTCGGCGGCCTCGATCTTGGTCTGCGCATTCATGTGCGTGTCCTTGTGGAGTTGCCGGTCAAAGCCCGACCCAACCGCCGAACGAGAGTTCAGCGGTGGCGAGCAGCGCGCCGGCCAGAGCGGCGGCGGTCAGAACGAGGGCGAACAGCGCCCATTCGCGGAGGGTGTGGCGGGTGGACATTTCAGCCCTCCCCGCCACGGTTGCGACCCGACAGGCGGCCGGGGTGAAAACGGTATGCCGAATGGATGGCGAGCAGCATGGCCAGTGCCATGACGATGAAACCGCCAACGGCAGGCCAGAACAGGTCCGACAGGATGAAGGCACGCGCAGCAGCGTTGTTGTCGGTCAGCATGCGGCTGCCAGCGTCGAGGGCGAACAGCAGGGCGGTGCCGACGGCGAGCGTCGCGAGGATTATCCGGATCATCAGGAAGTCCCCTCATCCATGCCCGCGATCAGACCGGCAGCGATGTTGTCGAGCATGGCGCCAAAGCGGGCATTGCGAGCCTCGGCAGCATCCAGGCGGGCGGTGTGCTGGTCACGGGCTGCGCACTGCTCAGCGGCGTAGCTGTTCCAGTCGAACCCAGGGGTGGCGGCGAGCGCGGGAGCGGTCTGTGCGAGGCGGCTCATGCTGCCTTCCTTCCCGCGTAGTAGGCCGAAACCTCAATGTTGGTGGGGTCTTCGGCCAGCCACAGAGCCAGCTCGTTCGCGGCCTCGTCGAACTCGCAGGGGACGCCTTCGAGCAGGATTTCAGCTTCGCGGACGATGCCCTTGTAGATGCTGATGAGGTGGCTATCGCCGGAGTTGGCTTCGATGCGGCCACGGGCGATCGCGATCAAGCTGGTCAGGAACGGGCGGGTATAGCCGCCAGGAACTTCGCAGGCCGCTTCGAGCGCGGCAATGTGCGCGTCGTGGAAGCGGTCCTCTGCAATGAAACGGGTAAAGATGCGCATTGCGATCTCCATCGGTGGTCCCGGCAGGTCTGCGCTTGCGGCTCACTGCTGGGCTGATGGAGATTTAATGTGCCCCATTTGGGCATATGTCAATGCATAAAATATGCCCCTGTTGGGCATATTGAATTTTAGTCGGGCCACATCTCGTCGGGATACCAATCCGGCTCAGGATCGAATCTAGCGACCGGAACTTCCGCCCCAGGTGTAGGCGACGGCAGATCGGGCACCGTTCCATCAAGCGACACGCGGGCGACCGCGCCGAAGCGCGTCGCCTCCTGAAAGATTGCTGTGATGGTGTGGCCCTGCCGGAATAGCTGGGCGATGCGGACGGCGCGCTGGGACGAGATATAGCCCAGCTGAACGCCGCGCTCCGAATAGACGGCTATCGCGTGCTCGTCGGCCGGGTTGTCGGGTTCCGGTCGGAGTTCGAGCGGATCGCCGGGAGCGCAGAGGGCGATCTCGAAGCGGCGGCCGGGGCTCTTACCCTTATTCGGAAAGTCCGCCCCGACGATGAGCAAGGATACTTGAGAAATCGGCAATGGATTCTGCTCATTCGGTGGGCGGTGTATCAGACCCGAAATCCTCTTCTCCCCGAGCGATAGCTCCGGTCACCGACGATACTAGAATGAATATACTCCTATACAAATCATGCATAACAAGTCCGTTGAGGATTATTATAGCCGAACATCCTGTTATACATAGCGATCTTATCGTTTCGTCTTTCGGATAGGCTCCATACACAAAAAGACAAGTTAATGCCAATCCAAACGCCCAAAAAATTGTCCAAGCATTAGAATTAATCTCGCTCCGGACTTTCCTGGCCGCTTTTTCAGCTGCGTCTTTATTTGAGGCCGAGCCTATCATGCGACTGATAGTTAAATGAATATTTGCGACTGAGGCAAAAGTGATGGTTAGCGCCACCACAAGAACCGATACTAAGTCTGGCCCCATGAAAGCTTTGACAAACTCGTTCTTTGGCAGGACGCTTGGCCTGCTAACGCTAAGGCTTCCCATGATCGCAATAAATGCGAAAAGGATGCCGATGCGCCAAACGAAAGAACGCTTATACTTCATCACCGAAGAGCCAGTTTCTCACGCGCTTCATGAACGGGGCGTGATTAGGGGTGGGTAATTCTTCGTCCGGGACCTCTTTTGTCACCTTGCCGTTAGCAGTGCCATACAGCAGCCGTCGCTTTCGATCTCGAACTTCGGCGTCACCGCCCCCGGCCATGGCAATGCGTGCACTCGCATTCATATGATCTGTATCAGGATTCATTTTACCGGGCTCGGCTCGGTAGACGTGTTTTTGGACGTCAGGATGAGCCTCAATTTGCACCGCTTTCACGAAATTGTAAACTTCGTCGTCTGCGCTTAGCGCATTAGGAGGAATGAAAGTAAAGGCGATCTCGGCAATCTTATGCCTCTCGCGCCGGATCACCTCGAAATACTCTCGTTCATCCTCAAAATGTTTCACATAAACAGACCAGTCTGCGATATCAGTCTTAGTCGAAATGTAATCAAAAAATGACGTCAGTATAGGTTTCGGCGCACCAAGCTTGCGGTTGAATTGCATCCAAGCAGTTTGATCCTTCGCGACCGAAAGTACAAATACTGCTCCTTCAAAGTTCTCAGCTTCGTATGTCTCAAGGCTTTCATCATGCAAAGGAACTGGAGCGGCTCGACGGAAAATGCCCCCAACATACGGCCCGTCAACCTCCAGAGGTATAAAGTCAAATCTTCGACCAGTCCGCGAATGCAGGAATGAACGCTCCTCGCCAAACGCGTCTATTAAGAACTGACTGCGACTACGGTGAGACTCATCTAGGCCAATTGCTTGCAGCAAAGGACCTTGCTCCGTACGCGCCAGTGAGATCCTTAGCTTTTCAAACTCTGCCATTCAGCCCCCGCTGCATTATAGTATAATTACTTCCTACGGCAATCTTACTGACTTCAAATTCCGCGCGCCAGCCAGATTGCCCTACCCTGTATTCGTAAATCAGCCGCATCAACTTCCATATCCGGCACCGTCGGATTATCGGAGATCACCAGTACCCGACCCCTCCCCACATTCCGTAAACGCTTCAGCCCTGCTGCGCCGTACACATCGATCCAATAGACACCATCCTGGCGTGCCAGCTGGCGCTCCGTCGTGTCGATCAGGATCACATCACCCCAGTTCAGGGTCGGATACATGCTGTCGCCGATGCCGGTCACCAGCTTGAGCCGATCTGATGCAGTTCGGGTGACAGACCGTATAAAAGCCAGGTCGAACGCGACCGGCTCCGCCTCTACCCAATCCTCGATATGCGTTCCTGGCCCCATAGAAAGGGACAGGTCCAGTTTTTGGATATAGACCACCTCCTCTGACGAAGGAGCCAAGACCGAAACTGGTGCGATCGCCTTTACCGCCACATCAGGGGCAATGAGTTCGTGCGGGGCAACTCCAAGGGCGCCACCAATCTTGTCCAGCCAAGCCTGGTCCAGCGAGCGGTCGCCCCGCTCCAGTTTGCCGAGCATGTTGAGCGTCGTACCGATGCGCTCGGCCAGCTCGGTCTGAGACAAGCCCCGCTTCTTCCGGAACACCGATATATTGTTCGCTGCCATGCGGCCTATGTGCCCAGAAAGGGCATAATGCGATAGTGGACCAGTTGGGCACATTTTAGACTTGCTGAATGTGCCCATATTGGGCATATCAGGGCGCATGAAACTGCTCGACTATCTCAAGGCCGAGAAAGTGGCCGTCGCCGAGTTCGCCAACCGAGTTGGCGAAGCGGAAACCACCATTCGTAAGATCGTCTACGGTCAAAGGCAGCCCTCGCTTCCGCTGGCTGTGAAGATCAGCGATGCGACTGGCGGGAAGACGAAGCCTGGCGAAATGATCGTCGAGCCTCGGGATGCCGCCGCATGATCGGCCTCACCACAAAGCAAAGCCGCCTGCTCTCCTACCTTACGGGCTATATCGAGAGCACGGGCGGAGTAGCGCCGAGCTTCCTGGAAATGCGGGACGCTGTGGGCCTCGCGTCCAAGAGCGGTGTGCATCGCCTGCTTGCTGCCCTCGAAGACCGGGGCCGCATCCGCCGTTCGCCGAACCGAGCGCGCGCTATCGAGATCGTAGACGTTGGACCGCTCCACACCGTGTCCACTGCCGACCTCATCGCAGAACTCGAACGCCGCCGTGTCGGGTCCGTCCAGACCAATCCAGAAGTCGTGAGGGTCTGAGCCATGGCTGATGACTGGCAGGTCGGCGATCTCGCGCTCTGCGTTTCGAACGGTCCCGATCCGAAGCATTGGATGTCGAAGGATGGCGGCCCGACCATTGGATCGGTTCACACGGTCATATCGATCGATCAAGCCGTCTGGCTGCATTTCAGCGAGTTCCCCAAGTCCGGGTTCTTTTGCCTGGGCTTCCGCAAAATCCGCCCCCTGACCGACGAAGAGCGCGAAGCCTTCGAAGCCGACCTCCGCGTCCCCGGTCACGATCTCCCAACCCACACCCCGCAGGCCCCTGCCCGCGAGGTCGTGGCCCTGCCCGCCCGGTCTGAAACCCACACCCCCCTCCAAGGCCGGGCGGGCTCTTTCGATTTCGCTGCTCATACGCAGCCTAATGCACTCTGACAGGACGACAATCATGGATCGCAAGTCGCAAATCCTCGACCGCCAGAAGCGCATGTTCCGCATTGCGCAGGACCCCACCCGCTACGGCCTCACGCTCAAGATGATCGCTGCCGACGCGGATCTCGGGCTGGACAGCATCCGCAACTATGCCGCTGGCGAGACGGTCATGCCGCTCACCGCGCTGGACGCCCTGGTTGATGTCCTGCCGGATGAGCTGCTTTCGCTGTTGCTGCCCGCCGGTCACGCAATCGTCACCGTTCCTGAGGGCATCTGCCACGACGAGATCGAGAAGGCTGCGCGCGAGTTTCTGGCGGCCAAGGGCGAGGCCCACCACCCGGAGAGCCCTGGCGGCCGTGAACTGGCTGAGTGCGAGGTCGTCACCCTGAACCGCAAGGCCGCGAAGCTCAAGGCCGTCGCCTGATGCCGGCACCGGCCAGCCTCGACGATCACGAAACCCTCGTGCGCCTCGCTGAAAAGCGTGTCCGCCGCGCGAAGGCGAAGATCGAAGCTGAGCAGGCCGAACTGTCTGCCGCGCAAGCCTCTCTCGAATCTGCCGTCGCTGGCCGGTCTGCCTGGATTGCTGACCGCGCCCGCGACGAACCCATCATGCTTTGAAAGGACCATTCACATGGCCGAAGTGACTGACGACCGCCTCCGCTTGCTGCTGGAGCGTATTGAGCGTTTGGCTGAGGAGGCCAAGGGCATCGCAGACGACATCAAGGACGTCTACGCAGAGGGCAAGGCCGTCGGATACGACACCAAAATCATGCGCCAGATCGTTCGCCTCCGGAAGATGAAGCCGGACGATCGCCGCGAAATGGACATGCTGCTCCAGACCTACCTCAGCGCATTGGGGATGGAGTGATGCTGGGCCGGCTCTTCCGGCGCGAGACGTCGCCGCCCGCCCCGGCTGCCGAAGCAGCGCGCGCCCTCGGCCAGGTCGGCCGGGATCAGCAGCGCGCCCTCAAGCGCGCCATGACCGACCAGCTTCGCGCCGACCTCCGCGCCAAGGGCCATGAGAGCATGACGCCCTGGAACTGGGGGAGCAACTGATGCTGCGCCCCCGGATCTCTGACATCATCACGATCGCCTGCCGCCTCTCCGGCACCGACATGGAAGAGGTAATCAGTCCCGCGCGGCCTCTGCACCTCTGCGCCGTTCGGTACGCCATCTACATGACCGCGCGCGAATGGGGCTACTCCTATCCCGACATCGGGAATGTGGTCGGCCGCGACCACTCGACCGTCATGCATGCGCTTCAGACGAAGCGCCGCCTGGATTCCTACATCGAGGACTTCGACGACTTCTGCGCGGAGGTTTCGCGCTGGGCCGATGAGCTCCCGCTCTTCGTGGCCGAGACCAACTGGCAGCCGCCGAAGGTCTTCGCTGTCCATATGTCAGAGAACCTCCGCCAGAAGCGCGAGAAGCTGGCCCAGGTCGTCGATGGCGCGCCCGGCAAGCCCAAGGGCCCCGGCGCCGGCGTCTACGATCACGACATGGCCTACAAGCGGGCGAGAGAGCGCCGCATCCGCAATGGATCCGATATGCTCCTAGCAGCCCTGAGGGCAGCGGCGTGATCCTGCGCCTCCCCTATCCGGACAAGCTGCTCTGGCCCAACGGACGCACACGCAGCCCGCACGCCAAGGCCCGCAAGGTCAAGTCGCACAAGCAGATGGCCTGGGGCTCTGCCCTCGCCGCGCGCGCCGACTTCACGCCAAGCGAGACCATCGGCCTGCACATCATCGTCCACGCCAAGCGCACCGGACCGCTGCCCGACAAGGACAACGTCGTGGCTGCTTGCAAGAGCTATCAGGACGGCATCGCCCAGGCCCTCGGCATCGACGACAAGCACTTCGCCACTCCGACGGTGGAGTTTGCCTCCACGCGCACCGGCGAGTTCGTGATCCGCGTCGGAGGCGCCGGCCAGTGAGCGGCTTTGCGGTCATCTTCCGCGAGATGAAGGAGCACCCACTTTTCGCGGGCGATTCCGAACGCCTCGGAGCCTGGACGTGGCTGCTGCTCACCGGGTGCTGGAAGGCGACCAAGTTCAGGGTCAGCGGGAAGGTCGTTGAACTGCAACGCGGCCAGCTCTGCGCCTCACGCTCCCAGCTCGCAGAGGCTTGGGGCTGGGCCCCATCGAAGGTGGAGCGTTTTCTCGTGCATCTGGAAAACGAACAGATGATCGAACGGGAAACCGGACAAGGCCGAACCATCATAACCATCTGTAACTACGCCATTTATCAGGACGTAGAGGCAAAGACCGGACAGGAAAACGGACAGCCATCCGGACAGGCATCGGACAGCCACCGGACAACTAAAGAACAAGGAAACCAAGAAACCAAAGATATTCCGTCTCCTATCGGAGACGGGCGCGACGCGCCGGAGCCTTTGGCTCTGGACCTCGCAGGAGCAATCTTCCGCACCGGCCTCAAGCTCCTGATGGCCTCTGGCCACAAAGAGCCCGCAGCCCGCTCGATCATTGGCCGGTGGAGAAAAACCTACTCGGATGGCGCCGTGCTCGCCGTGCTGGCTCGCTGCCAGACCGCCCAGCCCGCGCCTTCGAGCCCGATCGAGTGGATCACCAAGGCCCTGCAGGCCGAACAGCAGCGCGCGGCCGGACAGGTCCCGCAGACCCAGCAACAGCCCCCGGAGCGTGCCTCCGTCCGAGAGATCGGCCTGGACTTGGCCGCCCGGAAACGCCGCGAGCGCGTGGAGCAGGAAGAAAGGATCGCAATCGGTGCACGATGAACCCGAAGTCGAAATGATCGCGATGCTGTCAGCCAGCCTCGCACTGGTGAAGCCGGCCGGGATGACCGCGAAAGAGGCGGCAGACTGGCTGGATGCCGCTTACGACGCGCTCGCCCACCTGCCGCTGCACATCTTCCGGGACGGCGTTCGCGCGGCCCGCCTTACGTGTGACCACCCGGCGAAGATCGTCCCGGCCGTGATCGAGGCGACCAAGGACGCGCTTTCCTGGCACAACCGGCCGAAGACCCCGCCGGTGCTCCGCCTGGTCGCTCCGGAGAAGCTGGGCGTCGGCGAACCCTTGCCCGACCCTGAGACGCTGATGCCCGGCCTCAAGCGCATCGGGGTCCAGCAGGGCTGGCTCGTCGAAGGACCGAACGGCCTGGAATGGGCCGAGGAATCGGCAGCATGATCCACATCACCAAGGGAGGCGCAGTGTGGTAGGAGTTGGCCGTAAACCCAGGCCTTTGGCTGACCGATTTTGGGAGAGGGTTGATAAGCGCGGCGATGACGAGTGCTGGCTGTGGACCGGCGCTAAATCGAGCGGCTACGGCGTAATATCTCCAGGCAAGCAGTCGGATGGAACGATCCCCAACGCCGTTAGGGCCACAAGGGTGATGTGGCTTCTAACGCACGGCTCATGGCCGACGGGCTTGATGTGCCATCGTTGCGACAATCCAGCCTGCGTGAATCCATCACATCTCTTCGAGGGCACGAATGCGGACAATGTCGCGGACATGGTGGCGAAGCGTCGCCACCGAGATCACGGGGCAACCCATTGTCGTAGAGGCCACGAATACACGCAGGAAAACTTGCTGAAAACCAAGCACCGCATGCTCTGCAGAAAATGTCAGCAGGAAGCGCACCGAGCATATGGCAGGCGGAAGAGGGAGAAAAAGCAATGCTCCTAATAACTAAGAACGCCATCGACCGCTGCATTGAGCGGGTCCCCGGCATCACCACCGAGGAACAGGCCCGCACCCTGCTTTCGTCGAGGGCGATCCTCGCCGCCGCTGGGTTCGGCGCCAAGTATGTTCGCCTCGGCACCGGCCACCGCGTCGTGATCGAGGAAGGCTCGGTAACCACCGTCCTGCCGACCAACACTCACGCCTGGAAGATGGGCTCACGCTGGGACCGCATCCGCCAGCATGCCCGAGGATGGGCACGCTTCTATCGCGAGGACGACGCCGCATGAACGCGATCACCACCATCATTGCCGCCGGCGCCCCGGCCACCACCCAGGAAGAATGGATCGAGCGCGGCCGCAGCCTGGCTGACGAGCGACGGGACTGCGATTGGCGACTTGCCGACTGGATGGCCGAAGGCAAAGAGGCTGGATACCTGACGCAATCCGGCTTCGACTTCCTGTCGGAGAACCTCGGGCTTGCCCCGAAGCGCCTGAAGGACGCACTCAAGGCCGCGACCACGTTCCCGCCGGCACTGCGCGACCGCACCCTGTCGGTCGACCACTACGCCGCGGTTGCCTCGCTCCCCCAGGACGAAGCCCTGCCCTTGCTCAAGCGTGCCAGCACTGACCACCTGCCGGTGAACGCCCTCCGGGAGCATGTGACCCAGCGCCGTTATGAGACCGGAGCCAACTTCGCCGACGACGACACGGACAGCACGCTCTGCACCCTGATCGTCCGCGCCTGGAACCGCGCCACCCCCGAAGCCCGTGAGAGCGCCTTCGAGCACTTCAAGCTCGCCGCCTCCCACGGGTTCGCAATCGTAGACGAAGACGAGGCCTCCGATGTCGAAGAGTAAGCTCCTGCCCACCTCCGCACCGAAGCCGATCCCGCCCGAGTTCATGGAGAAGTTCAAGAAACACGGATGGCGCCGGGTCGAACAGATCTGGGGCAAGTCCACGGTGCTCGCCTGGCGCAAGGCGATCGGGGCGAAGCGCATGGCGGCGGAACGCAAGCGGTTCCTGAAGGAGGAGGCTGCGCGATGACGGTTTACGTGGATGACGTTCGGCACCGCTTCGGCAACATGGTGATGTGCCACCTCTGGGCGGACACGCTCGACGAGCTGCTGGTGATGGTCGACCGGATCGGCGTGCAGCGGAAGTGGATCCAGGGCCACCCCACGCTGTCATTCGGAAAACACCGCAATGCCTCGTGGGTGCACTTCGACATCGCCCTGTCGAAGAAGACGCTCGCCATCGAAGCGGGTGCGGTTCTGACGGATCGATACGGGCCGGTTGAGCACACATCGCGGCTCGCGCTGGAATCGCCATACCCCGAGCGTCGCATGCGGGGTCAGAAGATGCTCGACACCATTGCCGAGATCAGGGCGCGGAGTGCAGCGGCATGAACGCAAGGCAGTCCGCATTCGTCAATGAGTACCTGATCGACCTGAACGCCACTCAGGCAGCCATTCGGGCAGGATACAGCGCGAAGACGGCCTATTCGCAGGGTGAGCGCCTGTTGAAGAATGCTGAAGTCGCGGCAGCCGTCTCAGCCGCCCAAGCTGAACGCTCGCAGCGGACCCGGATCAATGCCGACTGGGTGCTCTCTCGCCTCGGTGCAGAGGTAGAGGCAGACCTTGCCGACCTTTACCGCAAAGACGGCAGCGTGAAGCCCGTCCACGAGTGGCCGCTCATCTGGCGGCAGGGCCTCGTGGCCGGTGTCGAGGTCGAAAGGTTGGCCGAGGGCATCGGCACCGTGACGAAGATCAAGATCAGCGACCGGATCAAGCGCATCGACCTGATCGGCAAGCACATCGACGTGCAGGCCTTCAAGGAAAAGGTCGAGCACACGGGCGGCATCGTAGTGACGGTCTTGCAAGAGGACGCGGAGCTTTGAGGTTAATGGCGATCCAAGGCAGCGATTGCATGTTGCGCCAACAACTGAATGCTCATCGCGGTCTCGGAAACCGATTGCAATCTGGACGGGAAAGCTTGCTGGTGCCCATTTTGCAGATCCGGGTCGTCGCGCAGGCGGATCAACGCAGTCTTGCCTTCAAGGATGGCGCGTCGCAGCTTTTGCATCTCGTACATCCAACCGGCCCGACGAAGAAGCTCATCATCGGAGAGATGAGGGGCCTCAAAGAGAATCGAATTCACCGCCTCCGTCACAGCCTCAAACCTCAGCCGAAATGGCTCGTATTCTTCGGGGTTGGGTTCGAATGGCTGCAGCAACTCGGCAGCGGATATCCGGATACTGTCCGCGCTGGCCTTGAGGTACGAGCGAGCCTTCCGAGCATCATCTCGTGCTGTCATCTGGACGGTGAGAAACGCCCCGTAGACTGCAGCACCCGCACCGATGATCGCGCCAGCCAGCGAGAACAGGGATCCCTCCGTCATGCCATGGTTTATGGCGAAGCCGGTGGCCGCTCCAACAATCCCTCCAGCGCCGCCCATAACCCCAGCGGTAACAAGTTGCCTCAACTTTGCCCCCCATATCAATGCGGCCAGCCCACCGGCCTCGAGACACAACAGTGACAGCACGCCTTACGCCGCGTCAACGCGAAGCCAACCGGTTGCTTGCATCAACTGCGCGCAACATCATGCTCCGCGGCGGCTCGCGTTCGGGCAAGACCTTCATCCTCTGCCGGGCGATCATCCAGCGCGCGATCAACGCGCCAGGCTCCCGGCACGCCATCTTCCGCTTCCGCTTCAACCACGCGAAGACCTCGGTATGGGCTGACACCCTGCCGAAGGTGCTGAAGCTGTGCTTCCCGGCCCTGCGTGTCCGCTACGATCGGACGGACTTCTACATCGAGCTTCCGAACGGTTCGCAGATCTGGATCGCCGGCCTCGACGACAAGGAACGCGTCGAGAAGATCCTGGGCGCCGAGTATGTGACGCTCTACTTCAACGAGTCCTCGCAGATCCCGTGGGGCTCGGTTGAAATGGCAATGTCCCGCCTGGCGCAGAAGTGCGAGCTGGCTCCGGAGATCGCCGCCGCCACCGGCCGGACGCATCTCGCGCTCAAGGCCTACTTCGACTGCAACCCGCCGAGCAAGCTGCACTGGTCCTACCAGCTGTTTCGAGCCAAGCTTAAACCCGGCACGAAGGAAGCGCTGCCGAACCCCGACGACTACGCCGAGATGAAGGTCAACCCGTCGGACAACGCGGACAACCTGCCTGTGGAATACTTCGACGTGCTGGCGTCCATGAGCGCGGCCCAGCGCCTGCGCTTCGAGGCTGGTGAATGGGCCAGCGACGTGAATGGCGCGCTCTGGACGCTTGAGGACCGGCAGACCGAAGGTGGCGAGATACCGGGCATCGATCGCTTCCGCGTCGCCAAGGGCGCCTTACCCGACATGCAGCGCATCGTCGTCTCGGTCGATCCGTCCGGCACAAAGGGCGACGGCGGGGGTGATGACATCGGCATCGTGGTCGCGGGCAAGGGCGTGGACGGTCGGGCCTATGTGCTGGAGGACGCCACATGCAACCTATCTCCGGAAGGCTGGGGCCGCCGTGTCGCCGAGAAGGTCGAGAAGTGGGGCGCGGACTGCGTGGTCGCGGAGCGCAACTTTGGCGGCGCGATGGTCGGCGCAGTCCTGCGCGCTGCCGGTGACCGACGGATGCCCCGGTTCAAGGAGGTGACCGCCACGCGCGGCAAAGTGATCCGCGCCGAACCCATCGCCGCGCTCTACGAGCAGGGCAAGGTCAGCCACGTCGGCAGCTTCCCCGACCTGGAGGATCAGATGTGCAACTTCACCGCTGCGGGCTACGTGGGCGACAATTCACCTGACCGCGCCGACGCGCTGGTGTGGGCGATGACTGAGCTGATGATGGGTAAGGCCGGTTATTCGATGGACAACCTGCTATAGTGATCCGTTCCAGCCAAGGCTGTTATACATGCCGACAAATACAGCCAATGCATTCTGCGCTTGTTCGACCATTTGCGCACGGTGATATTGGAGGTCTACGAGACGAAAAGTTCGTATTATAGCAGCTGCATCGTCCTCAGCTTCAGCAGCGGCGGCTCTGTCAAACTTTCGGAAGACAAAACCCGCGTCGCCTGTAGGGGTATAGTGTATAGAGCAGAATCCGTGCGCCAGCAGGTTGCGAACATCGTCGTTGCCCTCAAACGCATCTAAGACCTCGGTCATCTTATCCGCAAAGGGCGACAGGGGGCCGTCTAGGGCCAATATGGCACGGACTTTCTTCACCCGTTTCGCCGCACTGTGGCTGACCGTCCCAGTTTGGGCGTTGTAAACCGGGAATTCTCGACAGTGCACGATCAGGTCGCCGAGTAAATATTCAATCTGGGCGTAGGAATTTGATATCCAGCCTCGCTCACTCATCCCCATCTCGGCGAATTCTTTAATTTGCGCTTCCGTCATGCACACCTCCGGTAAAGGCGGTAATCTATCCGACCAAGCATGAATACCCTCCCCGCATGGCCTGGATCACCGATAGTCTCCGAGGCGCGATCGAGGCAGTCGGCCGCCTGAACCCCTTCACTCGCGGAGGCCTCGCAGGCTCTACCGCTCTCCCCGGCATCTTCACCCACCAGCTTGCCATCGCCGCCTACATGGCGTCCGGCATGATGAAAAAGGTGATCAGCATCCCCGCCGAGGACCGCGTCCGCGAGTGGCGTGACTGGCAGGCCGACGCAAAGGTCATCGAGGCGATCGAGGCGGAAGAGCGGCGCCTCTCGCTCCAGGCCAAGGTGCAGGAAGCAGAGAACCTGCGCGGCATCGGCGGCGGCGCTCTCATCATCATCACCGCTGGCGACCATGCGAGCGAGTTGAAGCCCGATCAGGTCCGCAAGGGCGGCATCGTCGCCATCAACGTCGTCTCCCGCTGGCAGATCACCGGCAAGGACTGGATCAAGGACCTCGCCTCGCAGCGCTACGGCGAACCCACCATGTGGGAAATGCAGGGTGACAAGGGCGATCAGGTCCGCATCCACCCGAGCCGCGTTATCTGCTTTCGTGGCGCGCGCCTGCCCGCTGGCTCGGCAGTGGCCGACGACGAGGCGTTCTGGGGTGATAGCCGTCTGTTGCGCGTCTACACCGAGGTTACCCGTTCCGACGAGACGCAGGCGTGGTTCGCTGCACTGGTCCGCAAGGCCAAGCTTCTGCGCATCGGTATCCCCGACCTCGACAGCCGCGATCCAGAGCAGCTGAACAAGCGCATCGAGGTCATTGCGCTGGGCGAAAGCAGCCTCAATGCCACGGTCTACCGCTCTTCGGGCGGGCAGGACGACGCAGGCGAGACGATCACCGACTATCAGGTGACGTGGGCGGGCATCCCGGCGATGATGGACGCCTTCGACCAGCGCGTCTCCGCAGTGTCCGACATCCCCTTCACCCGCCTGCTGGGCCGCTCCCCCGCTGGCATGAACGCCACCGGCCAGCACGACATGGACAACTGGAACAAGGCGGTTGTCTCCGGCCAGAAGCTGGAGACCCGGCCCTGCCTTGAGCAGCTAGACCCATTCCTTATCCGCTCGGCGGGCGCCGATCCGGCCAAGGTGACCTGGAAGTTCGCCCCGCTCTCGGTTCCGACCGAAAAGGAAGAGGCAGATACCTTCAACGTCACCATGGACGCGGTGACCAAGCTGCAGGCGACCGGCGCGATTCCCGACGAGGCATTCGCGAAGGGCCTCCAGAACCTGATGATCGAGCGGGAGTATATCCCCGGTCTCGACCAGGCCTTGCAGGAAATCCCCGAAAACGAGAGGTTCGGGTTGAACCCGGACGACGACGGGACTGACCCGTCTGCCATAGCGGCTGAAGGAGGTGATCCTGATCTCGAAGGCGCAGGCGGCGCGAATGGAAGCGCGCCGCCTCGCCGGGCCGCGAACGATGCCGAGACCGGGTTCTTCGCCGATGCCGCCCCTCGCCCGCTCTACGTCCAACGCAAGCTCCTGAACGGTGCCGCGCTGATCGCCTGGGCAAAGGAGAACGGCTTCAAGTCCACGCTCTCCGCCGACGACCTCCATGTGACGGTGCTCTATTCGAAGACCGCAGTGGACCCCATGAAAATGGGCGAAAGCTGGGCAGGCGACGAACAGGGTCGCATCCGTGTGAAGCCCGGCGGCCCGCGCGCGATCGAGCGCTTCGGCGAGAACGCCGTCGTCCTGCTGTTCACCTCGTGGGAACTGGAGAGCCGTCACCGCTCCATGGTGGAGGCAGGCGGCAGCCACGACTTCGACGAGTATCACCCGCACGTCACGATCTCGTTCGATGTGCCGGCCGATACCGACCTGACCGCGCTCAAGCCCTACGCGGGCGCGCTGGAGTTCGGGCCGGAACTGTTCGAGCCCCTTAACCTCGACTGGAAGCGGTCGATCACGGAGGCCTAATAGGTGGCCTACGACCTCGCAGCCATGGCGCGCCGGGCCAAGTCGGGCATGCGCAAGCGCTCGATCGTCCTGCGCGACATCGATCCTCCGGGAACGCTTGCGACGAACCTGTTCCGCTCGTCATACCTGCCGGTCGTCCAGGCATGGTCTGCTGCCGCCGAGCGCATCATAGCCGCCTATGCCGCCACCGTGTCCGAGATGACGACGGACGCGCCGGCTGACGTCCGCGCCGAGATCGACGGTGCTGCCGAGCAGATCAATCGGCTTGTGCTGCTGCTGACACCTGAGGTGCGCGATTGGGCGTTGAGAACCGAGCAATGGTTCCGCGGCAAGTGGCGAGGCGCAGTCCTTTCTGCCACCGGCGTGGATCTCGACACCATGCTCGGCGCCGGCGACGTGCGCGCCAGCCTGGAGACCTCGATCGAGTGGAACGTTGCCTTGGTCAAGGACGTGTCCGACGTGACACGCCAGAAGATCAGCAATGCCGTGTTCGACGGGCTCCGGAACCGGACGCCGGCGCGCGAGGTAGCGAAGACGATCCGGGACAGCGTGGGTATGAGCCGGAGCCGGTCGACCCGCATCGCCTCGGACCAGCTCAACAAGCTGACCAGTGCCCTTGCGGATGAGCGGCGGCGGGAGGCTGGAATCGATACGTGGCTTTGGCGGCATAGCCGGAAGGCCCACCCGCGCGCGGATCACCAGGCGCGGGATGGGAAGGAATACACAGATGAGACGGCGCCGCAGGACTTGCCGGGGAGGCTGCCCTATTGCGGCTGCCGATCTCAAGCCGTGGTGACGTTCGACTAGCCTGAAAGTTTCGAGGCAACCAGGTCAGCGGTACTTATCTTGAGAGCAATGGGGTCCATCTGGACGCTGAGGATAGTCCGGCAGGAAGGGCACTGGTACGATACAGCCTTGTATCCGTCCGTTGAGAACGGAACCTTCGCATCGACCGGCTGAATATAGACGTTTGCGATCGTGTTCTCGCACTTGGGGCATCTGCCGCCATGTATCGCCATGGTCATCCTCCGAATCACCACCTGAATCGCATGAAAAGCGACAGCGGTAATGCCGTCAAGACCCGGAGCATATGCTCGGGCCCATGCAATTCCGGGACAGCCTCACCCTTGACGCCCCCCGCCGCATAGAAGGCGGCGCGATGGCCGTTCGCGCCCGCGCGGCGCGCACCGGCGTCTATCAATATGCCGGCTCCGAGGTAGACCCGGAGAACAAGCACGGCCTGCGCGATCAAGCGCTGGTCAACGTGCTCCGTGACGACAGCACCGTCTTCGACGAAAAGTCCGTCCGCAGCTTCATCGGCAAGCCGGTCACTGACGACCACCCCGCCGCCCCCGTCACAACCGCCAACTGGCGCGACCACGCGCGCGGAACGATCATGGGTGCAATGCGCGATGGTGATTACCTCGCCTTCGACCTGCTGCTGACCGATGCGGAGGCCATCGCCAAGGTCGAAGGCGGCAAGCGCGAGCTGAGCAACGGCTACAGCAGCGACCTCGAATTCGGCGACTTCACTGCACCTGACGGCACCAAGTGCCAGGCGCGCCAGAAGTCCATCTTCGGCAACCACGTTGCGCTGGTCGATCGCGGACGCGCCGGTGCCGAATGCGCCATCAAGGACGGGTTCGCCGTCTGCGACGCCCTTCCCTCCAACCTCTTCGACAACTTCAAAACGGAGAAGCCCGTGAAGACCATGCTTATCGACGGGCTGACCGTCGACATGGCGAACGCCGATACGGCCATCGCCACCGTCCAGACCCTGATCGCCGCCCGCGATGCGGCCAAGGCGCAGGTCACTGACCTCGAAGGCAAGATTTCGGCGAAGGACCGCGAACTTGCTGCCAAGGACACAGAAATCGCTGACCTCAAGGCCAAGGTTTCCGATGAAGCGACCCTTGACGCCCGCGCTGACGCGAAGGCGGAGATCGTCGCCAAAGGCAAGGCGATCCTCGGCGACAAGATGCCCGACGTGAAGGGTAAGAGCCTCGCCGACACGCGCCGCGCCGTCGTCAACGCGGTCGTCGGCGATGCATCGCTGGCCGACAAGTCGGACGACTACATCGAGGCTCGCTTCGATGGCCTGAAGGACGCGAAGGGTGACGTGCAGCCGCTCGGCGCGCCCATCGTGGTCGGCGATGCTGCGACCACCCTCGCCGACGCGCAGCGCAAGGCCTCCGAGGCCCGCCGCAACGCCTGGAAGACCCCCGCCACCTCGGCCGCAGCGTAAGGAGCCGCGATCATGTCGATCACCATTCAGACCAACTACGCCGAGGACTACCCCAAGGGCTATCCCGGCATGGTCGCCAACGGCGAAACCAGCAACCGCATCAGCCGCACGGTTGAAACCGCCGCCGGTGCCGCGTTCGGTGCTCCGCTCTATCGCGGCGCTGGCGATCACGGCTGCGTCACCACCGTGGGCACGCTGGCCACCTTCCTGGGCTGGGCCATCGCGGATCGCGGCATCGTCCCGGCCGTCGTGACCGGCGCCGTGGACACGTACCCGCAGTACGCCACGGCGGGCATCCTCACGCTCGGCGCGATTTACGTCACCGTTACGGGCGCGGTCTCCGATGGCCAGGCGATCACGGTCGGCACTGGCGCGGGCGCGGCGGACGGGATCAGCGCCACGGCGGCCGACGCAACCCACATCGCGACCGGATGGATCGCAGACGAAACTGTCACGAACGGCATCTGCCGTATCGTGCGCCGCTAAGGGGGCACCTCAATGACCGGCCAGATCTTCACCGACGCGCAGCAGGCCATCGGCTTCGCGCGCCCCGCCCTCTACCGCACCCATGCGACGGTCTTCGAGGAGAAGTACCCGGCGTTCGAATACGCCAAGTACATCCCCACCAACGAAGACGGCGACATGTGGGATGTCGGCACGATCGTCACCTCGCTCACCGGCCCGGCGGGCAAGGCCGAGTACCTCTCGGGCAAGGGCTTCGACATCCCGAACACCTCGGCCCAGATGGCGCAGGGCGTGTCGAACTTCCACCTCGCAGGCTGCGGCTACGAGCTCAGCCTCCAGGAAGTGAATCGCGCCTCGAAGATGGGCGTGGACATCAACTCGCGCGATGCCTCGGGCGCCCGCAAGATCGGCGAAAAGTTCATCTACGACCGCGCCATGACTGGTTCGACCGAGAAGGGCTTCACCGGCCTGCTGAACAACGCGACCGTCCCGACCGCCAACGTCCCCGCCGACGGCACCGGCGCGGCCACCACGTGGGCCACCAAGACGCCGGACCAGAAGGCCCGCGACATCAACCTTGCGCTCACGGACGTTTACACGGCGACCAAGGAAACGGAACTGGCCGACACGCTGCTGCTGCCGACCTCCAGCTTCCTCGATGCCTCGACGACCCGCATGGGCGACACCGGCATGACGGTGCTGGCGTTCCTCCAGCAGAACAACGCCTATACCGCGATCACGGGTCAGCCGCTGAACATCATGCCCGCACGTGAGCTGGAAACGGCCGGCGCTGGCGGCACGAAGCGCATGGTCGCCTATGCCCGCAACCCGGGCGTACTGGAATTCTTCCTGCCGGGCGCGTTCACCTTCCTGCCGCTCCACCCGCTGTCCTCGATGTCCTGGCGCGTCGATGGCATCATGAACGTCGGCCAGACCGAAATCTATCGCCCCAAGGGCGTCAGCTACCGGGATGGGATCTAATCATGAAGAAACTCACGAACCACACCCTCGGCCCTCGCGGCGTCAACACCAACGGTGGCACCGTCTGGATCGAACCCGGCGAAACCGTCGAGATCGACGAGAAGGAAATCGTCGGCGCACTCCCCGATCTGGGAAAGAAGGCCAGCGCATCGGCGGCCGGTGACAGTGACGACGTCAAGGCGCTCACCGCCCAGGTCGCCGACCTGACCAAGCAGGTCGCGGCGCTGGAAGCCGAGAAGACCGCGATGACCGAGCTCGGCGAGGAATCGGCCAAGGAACTCGAAACGCTTCAGAAGGCAAATGCCGACCTGACCAAGCAGGTCGAGGCGCTGAAGAAGCCCGCCAAGTAACCCGCCGCGTCAGCGACACACAGGGGCCGCCTCGCATTGTCGCGGCGGCCCTTTTCCTTTTGCCCTGGCAGATGGCGCCCATAAACGCCAATCTGTTCAATTGGTTCCCGATACCGGTTTAACTAAAAATTTCCATCACCTAGCCGTTCGAATCGCTTGTCATTCAATTTTGCTTACCGCAGCAAGCAGTTGCGACCCGAGGGGGAGAGCATAAGCGATCCCTCATTATACTTACCCGGCCCTTTTGGGGCCGGGTATTTTTTTTGCCAAAAGACTAGGCGGGTTCACTCTATAGCAACGCAATTTGTTACAATAATTCCGTTCCAATTATTCCCAGCGGTTTTATATTGGATCCATTCCCCGTCGGGTCGCACCAAGGGGGCGCCGGTGAGTGCTTAGGCACCACCGGCGCGATCTCCATGCTGATGGCGGTAATTTCCACGGTCGTTCCCGGCACTTTGCAGCATGGCTTACGCTCGCCTTCCGCTCGCCCAGTTCCAAGCAACCTATCCGGCGTTCTCCACGCTGACCGAAGAGCCCTATGCCGCCTGGGCCACCAAGGCAGAGGCCCGCGTCGGCGAGAACTACGGCGACGAGCAGCAGGACGCGACCGAACTGCTGACCGCCCACCTGCTCGCCATCAACGGTGTCGGCCAGGCGCCTGGCACCGGCACCCTCGCCGCGACCGGCGCGACCAGCTTCAAGAGCGGCACCTTCAGCGCGACCCTGTCGGACAGCGTCGTCGCTCAACGCGCCAAGGGCGGCTACGGCGCCACAACGTGGGGCCAGCAGTTCCAGGAGATCCAGCGCCGGCTATTCGGCGGCCCGCGTCTCGTGGGCTTCGTTGGAGTGCCCTGCTGATGCTGGACCAAGCCTTCGCAGACATCGGGCTCGCGTTCTCGCAGGTGCTGGGAGGCCCTTACCATTCTGCGCAGACGATCGAGCAGACGGATCCTGTCTATGACGACGGCGGTTCGATCGTCAGCCCCGGCGGCGTCGTCCACCGCGCGTGCAGCGTCCAGATCGACGTTGCCACGCAGGCCATGCGCCAGGCCGATGGCTTCGTGGATACGGATGTCCGGTTCATCGTTCTCGCTGCCACGCTGGCGGGCTCGCTGGGCACCGAGGCGCGGATCGAGGTACTGGAAGGTCCGTTCGCCGGAACGTGGTCGGTCTCGTCGCTGGAACGCGATCCGGTCGCCGCCGGGTGGGTCGGCACGGGGCGCAAGGCCTAATGGCCGGCTCGCGGCTCATTGGCGGGAAAGCGCACGCAGCGCGGCTGAAGAAGCTTGCCGGCCAGACCATGGTGCGCGAGGTCGGCAAGGCCCTGTTCGCCGCGGGTGAGCTGATCCAGGTCGAGGCCCAGATCAGCATCACGGCCGGAGCGGTGAGCGGCAAGAAGCACGTCGCTTCCGCTCCCGGCGAGGCACCGAACAATGACACCGGCACGCTGGCTGGCGCGATCGAGACGAACCAGGTGGCGCCACTCGTCGTCGAGGTCAGCAGCAACGCGCCGTATGCCGCCGCGCTCGAATTCGGAACGTCCAAGATGGAATCGCGCCCTTACATGCAGCCCGCGCGGGACGCGAAGCGCCGCGAGGTCGAGCAGCTCGTTCGCCACGCCGTCGATCGGGCTGTGAAGTCCAGCAAATCAGGAGACGCATAATGCAGACCGTGACCTTCGCCCGCGAGTACCGCCACAAGCTGGATGACCTGCGCGAGGCAGTCTACCCCGCCCACCTGGAAATCGAGGTCTCGAACGAGGTGGCCGGCGCCGCCAAGAAGGCCGGAGCGCTCAAGCCGGCACCGAGGAAGGCGAGGGCCGATGGCGAATGACCTGCTGCGCGCCACGGAACGCGCTGCCGTAATTTCGCTGAAGGCCGATGCACCGCTTGCCGCGCTCGTTGCGAAGGCATCGATCGATCCCGTCGCCGAAGCTCCCGCTTGGCCGTTCATTCGGCTCGAAGGAACGCAGTCGCTCCCGCAGGGCCGTGGCTGCACTGCCCGCGCCGAGGTCTCGTTCCAGCTGCACAGCTTCGCCAAGCCCAGATACGCCGGGGATGACCCGGTGAACGGCGCGATGGTCGAGACAGCGCGCGACCATGCCGGGCGCCTGAACACAGCAGTCGTCGAGGCGCTCCATAACCATGCCTTCGAGGTGTCCGGCCGCCGGTACCGTTTCCAAGTCCAGTCCTCGCGCCTCATGCGAGACGGCGCAGAAGCCGACGCCTGGCACGGCATCGCATCGGTGGTGGCGCGAGCCTTCGCGGGCTGATATGCCGATCCGATGAAGGACGTCGACTATCTCGTGATGAAGGAGATCGCCAAGATCCTCATCCGCAAGGGCGTCATCACCAACGACGAGGTCCAGGTTGCGGTTGAGAACCTGCGGCGGGTCAGCGCCTCGGCGGCGAACAACTTCTCTATGCTCGCGCTTGAAGCCAGTACCATGAGTCCCTCGGAATTTGAGGCAGATTTCAGGCGCCGGCAGATGCGCGAGCGGACGGCGTTTCTAGAGCGTCAGGCCAAGGGTGACGGCGGTAATTCGGACGATTGAGCCGCCCTACCCTCCAGCAAACCATGCTGGAGATTGCCCGTGTCCGAGCCGAATAGCGCCGACTTCGCCCTCATCAAGATTCAGACCGCAGCCGGCCCCCCGGCCGTTCTGGCCCTGCTCTGCGGCATCGAAGGCGTAACCATCAACCGCACCGCCCAGACGAACGAAACCTATCGTCGCGACTGCGCTAAGCCCAACCGGCCGGGCGGTCGCAAGCTGCGCGTCACCGGCTCGTCTTGGTCGATAAGCGGCACGGGCTCCGATAACATCGATCTCGAAACCGAGATGACCGATGCGTTCGGCGTGCGGAAGACATACGCGATCGAGCTTTACCGCGACGACGGCACCGACGGCGGCGACCTCATCGGCACCTATGGCGGCACCGCCCTGATGACCACGCGCAACCAGTCCTATTCGCAGGACAGCGCGGGCACCGCGGAAATCACGCTGGAAGGCGAAGGCGCCCTCACCTGGACCGCCGCCACCTGATGGACACGGCAATCGAGCGGGATTTCGCGGGCGGCAGGTTCACTTTCTACCTGCCGCTTTCGGCTGTTCTGGCGGTGGAAAAGGGGCCGCTCTCTCCGCACCTGCGGGTCCGGGAATATCCCGTCTCGATGTTCCAGATATACGACGAGCTTTCCGCCGGAATCGGCGTGGATGGCGATGGCAATCTTGTCCGCCTGCCTGGCTCCCGTATCTTCGCTGGCGACCTGCACAACATCCTCGAACAGGCGCTGAAGGCAGGCAAATCGGGCGAGCGTGACGGCGAAAGCTTCGAGGTTGACGGGAAGCTGGCGAACCGGCTCGTCAACGAGCAGATCCAGGCCAGTTTCGAAAGCTGCGCCATTCTTGCATGGGACGTGCTGAACGCAACCGTCAAAGGCATCGATCTAAAAAAAAAGGATACGGCGCCAAAAGAACCGGCGGGCCGGAGCCCTTCAGACGCGGCCAAGTGATAGCCAACTGCGGCGGGATCGGCCTGGACTGGAAGGACCTTTCGCTCGGCGAGTATCTGGAGGCGTTGGAGGCTCACAATGAAGCGCATGCAGCGCCCGGATCAGAGCCTAGGCAGCCGGGCGATCCTGAGAGGCTTCGTCGATTTGTTGAGGCTCATCGGGTAGGCGGCTAGTTCGCCGCTACCCCCGCATCGTGTCTGGCGCTGTAGTCGGCCAAACTCTCCACGTTGCCTGGCTGGCTCAACCACCATACCGCAACGCCTGCCGCGATAAGGATCAGTAGCAGATAGCGCTCGGTGCGCTTCCGGTTTTCACGCCTGCCCGCTGATACCTCTTCCGCGGTGAAATCTGTCTGGCAGAACGGGCACCTTACCGCCTTCGGGCTGATCCGCATCCGGCAGTAAGGGCAAGTCTTCACGAATCTCTCCTTCGCAAGCCGACAGACGTAGGCGGTAATCTGGCCATCGGGCAAGCCTTAGCGTTACCGCCATGGCTGAAGTTGATCCCGTTACGCTCCGCCTGTTCGTCGACAATAATCGCGCGATCAGCGAGCTCACCCGCTACGCCCGCGCCGCCGATCAGAGCTTTTCGTCGGTCTCGCGCGGGGCGGTAGCTCTGGAGCGGAGCCTAAGTGTATTGGGTGGAGCGTTCGCGGGCGTCTCTGCCGCAGCGATGGCTCGGGCCTTCCTCGACATTGCAGATACCGCCAAAACCCTCGACGCTCAGCTTCGGTTGGCGACAACTGGTTTCGGATCGTTCGCCCAGGCGCAGGAAGATGTCCGGCGGATCGCTGCGAACACGCGCTCCGGCCTGGAAGAAACGGCCGCGCTCTATGGCAATTTCTCACGCGCATCGAAGGAGATCGGGGCCGATCAGGACGACGCCGCGCGCGCAACCGAGACGTTTTCGAAGACGCTGAAGATCAGCGGCGCTGATGCCAACCAAGCAGCATCCGCCACACTCCAGTTCGGTCAAGCCTTGGCTGCCGGCGCGCTGCGCGGCGATGAATTGAACAGCATTCTGGAAGCGTCACCGCGCCTTGCCCGCCTGCTTACCGAGAGCATGGGTGTTCCGATCGGCGCGATCAAGCAACTGGGCGAGGAAGGCAAACTCACCTCGGACAAGCTGTTGAATGCTCTCACGAACACGAAGTTCACGGCCGGCATAGACGCCGAGTTCCGCGAGCTGCCGGTCACATTCGACGATGCCATGACGCAGGTCTACAATGCTGCGATCATCACCTTCGGCGCATTCGATCGCGGCGGGCAGTTCTCTACAGCGCTGGCCAACTTCATCACCGATGGCAGCGACGGCTTCAAGCAACTGGAGGATGACGCGGTAGAAATGGGCATCGCCGTGCGCGCCTCGATTGAGGGCCTGGCCGACGCCTTCAATCCCGTCATGAGTGCGGCGCAGCGTTTCTTCGCCTACATGAAAGAGGGGATCGGCGACGTCAGCTTTGACCCAGGTCGGGAACTCCGCGACCTCGATAATGTCACGGGCGCCCTCTCGGGCGGCGAGTCCCGAGTGGAACAGTGGATCAACAAGCGACTGTGGGGTCAGGAGAGCGGCCGTACGAACTTCGAGGGCCGTTATCGAGAGGGCCAAGCAGCGGCGGATCGGCGCCTGCGCGGCGAAATGGGCGAGCGGGCCGCGAACGACCTTATCAGCCGGTACTTCGATCGATCTGGCAATCCCATCCGCAATGCAGCGCCCGCAAAGTACACCCCCGGCCCGTCGGCATCGGAACAGAAGTCCGCACAGCGGAAAGCGGAAGCCGCGGCTAGAAAAGCCGAGCAGGAGCGTCTTCGTGCTATTCGTGACGACGCTTCCAAGCAGCGAGACGCCGCATCGCTTCAAGACGACATCAATGCCGCAAAGGCCGCGCTCACTGTGGCCACCGGTGATGTCCTGAAGTTCAATCTTCAGCAGATCGACAGCGAGAAAGCTCAGCGGATTGCAGAGTACCAGACCCAGCACGACCTTGGCCGCCTGAGTGCTCAGGAGCTTGCCGATCGCACTGCGGCCGTCAACCAGATTGCCGACCTCCAACGGCAGCGGGTTCAGCAGATCGCGGAAGAGAACCGCCGCCGCGACGCCCTTGATGTGACACAGGCCTCATCCAAGAACGATGCAGACCTACTGCGGGCGCAAGCTGAACTATCCAACACCAGGCAAGAGCGCCGCGCTATCGAACTCCGGCTCTTGGATCTCGCATATGATCAGGAGCAGGCGGAACTGGAAGGCGTGCTCGCCAGCCAGACGGCTACCGAAGCGCAGAAGCAGATCGCGCAAGCCCGGCTGAACATGCTTGCCAGCCTCAAAGGCTTCGAGGTCGAGCGCACCAACCGTGAATACGAATCCCCCCTGGAGCAGCGCCGGCGAGAAGTTCGCGAAACCACGGCGAACATGGCGGATGCCGCTGAGAACATCGAACTCAGCGCACTTGACCGGCTGAGCGATGGCCTGGGTCAGGCCACGGCAGATTACGTGAAGCTGGGCGGTGTTGCCGGCGACGTGATCAATGGCATCATTCAGGATCTGATCAAACTCGCAGTCCAGCAAACTCTGATCGGCAAGGGCGGAGGCGGAATCTTCTCGCTGTTCGGGATCGGTGGAAGCACCTCGTCTCTCAGCGGCGTGGACTATGGATCGCTCGCCAGCGCGGCCGCGTCAGTGAAGATCCCTGGCTTCGCCTCAGGTGGGTATACCGGCGACGGTCCTGCCAATCAGGCCGCAGGGATCGTCCACAAGGGCGAGTTCGTCGTTCCTGCCGATGCGGTCAAGCGGATCGGCGTCGAAAACCTTGCCGCGATGTCGAACGCCCGCGCAGCCGCCTCTATGGCAGGCGTCACCGCCGCCGGCTCAGCGCCTCGACCGGTTCAACAGACTGTCGTGGTCCAGGTAGAGGCCAACGATTACTTCGACGCCAGGGTGAAGCAGGGGGCCGCAGCGGTGGCGCAGCCCATCGGCATGGCCGCAGCCGTCCAGGCCCGCACCGATGCCGGTACGGACGTCGCGCGGCAAGCCCGCAGGCGCATCCCTGGCCGGTGATGGCGGTAACGGAAAAGCACCCCATCGCGCACCCTTTCAGGCGCAATGCCGATCCCCCTTCCTTCCTGCCCCATGCCGACCGATTACACGGTCCTGCTGCGCGACTTCGGGACGGTGCTGACGCCTTTCCTGGGCGGCCCTGAGCAGCGCATCAACCGTGTCGGAACCCGCTTCGGGCTCAAGCTTGAGATGCCTCCGCTCGACATCGAAGACGGCGGGATGGTCTACCTGTCGCGGCTGCTGCAAGGCCGCCTCTCCACCGTCATCCTGCCTTGGCCGCTGCTTGATTTCGACCCCGGCACGCCCGGCGCACCGCTGGTAAGCGCGAACGTCGCAAGCGGAACATCAATTCCGCTCAAGGGGCTGACAGCTGGCTACCAGGTTCAGGAAGGGCAGTTCTTCAGCATAATCCATTCCGGCCGACGCTACATCTACATGTTCACCGCTGCCGGGGCCGCGAGCGCGGGTGGTACCTTCACCGCTTCGATTTTCCCCATGCTCCGCACACCCCTCTCGACCAACGACATCGTTGAGATTGCCCAGCCCATGATCGAGGGTCTGGTGCTGCCCGGTGACGAACTCTCCTGGCAGATCGGTTTGGACAACGCCCGCGCCTTCGCGTTTTCTGTGATGGAGGCGGCGTAGTGGATTCGGCTCTCAAGACTGCGCTTTCGCAGCCGGTCGTTACCCTCTTCGGCGCCCTACGGATCGAGCTGCCGAACTACACCATCCGCCTGCTCGATGGCTCCGCAAGCCTCGTCATCGACGGCGAAACCTACGTCGGCCGTGACGAGACGTTCGGGGTGATCGCAACGATCTCCGACCTCAACGAAGAGATCGGCGATAGCGCGCCCGAGATCAGCGTGACGCTCATGCCGCCAGACCTTCCAGCGACCGCAGCGCTAGCCAACCCGGCCATGCAGGGAAGCGTCGCCCGGCTGATGGTCGGCGCCGTCGATCCGATCACCGGTATCGTCCTGGGTCAGCCGGAAACCGTGTTCCTCGGGGAAATCGATGTTCCGAAGATCGAGGTCGATCAGTCCGGTGCCCGCACGGTCGAGTTCACGATCGTCAGCGTTTTCGAGCGCTTGTTTGAAGTCGAGGAGGGACAGCGTGCGTCCAACGGGTGGCACCAATCGATCTGGCCCGGTGAACTCGGCCTGGAGTTCATGACCGGCACCGACGTCAACCTCTATTGGGGCGTTAAGCCGCCGAAGAGCGGCAGCACCGCGCGGTCTGGCTCCTTATGGGCAGTGAGCGCCGCGCAGCAGGTGAACGGCGCATGACCCCGCTTGAGCGCCGGCACGCCGCGATCGAGGCGACCATGGCGAAGTTCCGGGACCAGCCCTTCGAATGGGGACGGGTCGATTGTGCACGCGTCGCCGCGTTCCACCTCAAACAACTCGGCTACAAGATCGCGATCAGCAAGGCTGGCCGATACACCACCATGCTCGGCGCGGCGAAGGCCCTCAACCGGCTTGGATATTCCAGCCTAGCCGAGATGGCTGACGGCCTCTGCCTGATCCCGATCACCCCGGCGCGGATGCTGCTTGGCGACGTCGTCGAACTAGTCGGGGACAGCCCAATCGGCACCGTCGGGCTCTACGCCGGGAACGGCAATGTCTTCTGCTTCCATGAGGATCAGCCGACCCTCGTGACCTTCAAGCCGAATCCTGGATCCATCCTGCGCGCCTGGAGCGTCCTGTAATGTCGAAGACCCTGCGCACCGCTGGGATGGTCGTCGCTGCCGTGGCTCTGGTCGCTGCTACCGCCGGCGCCGCCGCTCCCGCTGTCGCCGCCACAGCAACGTCAGCGGCAACCGCAGGCGGCATCGCTGGCGTCTCAGCCGCTACGCTCACTGCAATCGGTGCATACGGCGGATTAGCGGCCGGTGTCCTGTCCGCCGTGTCGGCGGCAACCGCGCCCGGACTTTCCAGCCAAGGCAGCCAAACAAACTTCACTACGAACCCGCAAAGCGGCCTGCCGTACGCGATGGGGCGAACCCGCATGTCGGGCCTGCGCATCTACGCCAACACCAACACCCGCCCAGGCTACACCAAGTTCAACGACCTGCTCTGGTTCGGCGCCCTACTCAGCATCGGCGGTCAGATCGACAGCATCGAAAAGTTCACTGCCGATAACGAGGTGGTGACCTTCGATGCCACCGGTAACGCGAACGGCACCTATCGCGACTACCAGGGACAGAAGATCCATCTGGGCGGCAGTCCGATGGCTTCGGCGCTGGCCCTTTCGCTGGGCGGCGGGACGGCTCCGGGCTGGACCTCGCAGCACAAGCTCTCCGGCATCACCCACGCTATGTGGTGCTTGCGCTACAACAAGCAGGGCGAAATGTACGGCGCCGGCGCGCCTGAGCCCGCGTGGATCGGCAAGTGGGTCAAGGTCTACGACCCCCGTCTCGACAGCACTTATCCCGGTGGCTCGGGCTCCTGCCGCGCCCTCCAGGAATCGACGTATGTCTGGTCGGACAACCCTGGCCTGCACGCCCTCACCTGGGCGCTGGGCCGCTGGCAGAACGGCAAGCGCACCTGCGGCATTGGCGCGCCCGTCGCGAACATCCGCGTTGCCGAGTTCGTCGAATGCGCCAACGTCTGCGATGCCAACGCCTGGAAGGTCGGCGGGGTCGAGTGGACGACGGACAGCAAGTGGGACACGCTGAAGCGCATCCTTCAGGCTGGCGGCGCGGTTCCAACGCAGACCGCCGCCATGATCGGCTGCCTGGTTTCGATGCCCCGAACCGCCGTTGCGACGATTGAGAGCCGGCACCTGCACGACAACCTGTCGATCGCAGCCACCAAGAGCCGTCGCGATCGGTTCAACACGGTCATTCCCCGCTATGTCGATGAGGACAGCGACTGGTCGGTGATCAGCGGCACCGCCGTAACGGTTCCCGACTACGTCACGGCCGACAAGGGCCAGCGCACCAAGGAAATCGATTTCCCGCTGGTCCAGGTTTTCTCCGGCGCGGAAGCCAAGCAGCCGGGCCAGCTCGCGGCCTACGAGATCGTCAACAGCCGCGAGGCCGGGCCTTGGTCGCTGACCGTCGGGCCTGAGTTCATCGGCCTGCAAACCGGTGACGTGGTCAACCTCAACGTCCCAGAGGAAGGCCTGGACAATCAGCCGGTGCTGATCAAGCAGCGCGGGATCAACCCTGCGACGGGCAAGGTCACGTTCACCGTCGAAACCGAGACCTTCGCCAAGCACGCTTTCGCGCTGGGCGAGACGACCACCCCGCCCGCCCCCTGGTCACCAACAGCGCCTGACCTGAAGCCCCCCGCGCCCGTCCAGACCGAATGGACCGTGTCGGGCACCACCTCCGGCGAGGGCTTCCCCGCCCTGCTGGTGGCGGGCGATAGCGAAATGCCGTCCGCTGACGCCATCGTGATCGACTACCGGCTGCACACCGCAGGCGAGACGCCGGACGCTGGCTGGACGAACTCCGCGATCCTATCGGCCGTGGACACCGTGCGGCACGTCATAGCCCCGCTGGAAAGCCAAACCGCCTACGACGTACGGATCAGCTACCGTGTCGGCACTATCGACGGCGACACCACGATCTTCGAACAGGTCGTCACCGGCGTCGGCAAGATCACCACGATCGAGAACCAGCTTCAGGACCAAGACGAAGCGCTTGCCCAGCTGGACGCTGACGTCGCCCAAGCCGAGATCGACATTGCCGCAGCCCAACAGACCATCGCCGCCGTGCAGGCGGACGCCGCCGCCACTCAGGCAGCGCTGACGCAGGCGCAGAACGATATCCAGGCGCAGGGCGACGAGATACTCGCGGCGCAAGACGACATCATCGCCAACGCCAGCGCAATCTCGACCGTCTCGAATACGGTCTCCGCGCAGGGCTCCAGCATCACGACCTTGCAGCAGACGGTCTCGGGACAGGCGGGGTCGATCTCGACCCTGCAACAGACCGTCTCCACCCAAGGCGGCTCGATCACCACCCTGCAGCAGAACGTCACCACCCTTCAGGGCAGCGTATCGACCCTGTCGCAGACGGTCTCGACGCAGGGTTCCACGATCAGCCAGAACTCGACGGCGATCACGACGCTTCAGGGCAACCATGCAAGCCTGAGCTCGACGGTATCGGCGCAGGGTTCGTCGATCACCCAGCTTCAGACCGCCTCGTCGACGCAGGCCGGGCAGATCGCCACGCTGACCACGACGGTGAATGCTGGCGGCAACCCCAACCTGCTTCCGAATGGCGGGTTTGAAAATGGGTCTACCGGGTGGGCGCTGCCGACGGGCGCCTCGATTTCGACGAGTAGCGGCTACGGCCCTAACCTGTTGATGGACATGTCCACGGGCGCGCTCGTGAAAATCGCGCAGTACGACATAACCACCGACATACCACTCAGCGGGACGCCGATCACCGTTTCGTGCGATGCCAGATCCGGTGCCGCAGACGCAAACGTGCGGGTGGATATCTACTGCCTCGATAGCGGGGGTGCGACGCTCGCGTTTGCCGCCACAAATAGCAAATCTGGCAACTTCGACTTCGACAACACCAATACGCAGCGCGCCCAGTTCGCCAACACCGTCACTGTCCCGGCGAACACGGCACTCATCCGCGTGCGATGCCGTGGCGAAGTTGCGGCGCTGGTGGCGGGCAAAACGATCCGATTCCGCTTGGTGAAGATGGAGCGGGGCAGTCAGTGGACGCCGTTCACCGCGAACGCTTCCATCGTGCAGTCTTTCACCGCGATCTCCACACTGACGACCCAATATGCGTCCCTGAGCACCACAGTTTCAACTCAGGGCAGCAGCATCACCACAATGCAGACCGCGATCACCTCACTTCAGGGCGACACCGCGACCCTGAAAACGCAGGTGAATGCGGGCGGCGGCAATCTGCTCACCAATACGGATATCGCTGCTAGCACTGCGGGATGGACTTTTCGCACCAGCAACATGACGGCGAACGGTGATCGCAACCTAGCAGGCACCAACTTCCAGCTCTTGGGTGAGAACAATCTCGGAATCCAGCAGCCCAACAACGGCTCAACGGGTTATGCCAACTGGTCGCAGCGCCTCGCGATCACGCCGGGTAAATGGTACGATCCGTCGGTTCTGGCCTGCGCGCAAGCGTGCCAGGTGATAATCTATATCCAATGGCTCGATGGAAATTTGGGGGCGCTGGGCGCCCCAACGTCCGGAGCAATCACGCCCGCAACCGGCGGCACGGCAACAATCAACTGGAGCGTGCTAAGCCTCGCGGCGCCGGTGCAAGCGCCTCCTACCGCCGTGTTTGCAGACTTCATTATGCGCAAGCTGCCGACGCTCAGCGGAAGTCCGACCTCTTTCGCCTGGTTCACTCGCCCGCAGCTTGCCGAAACCCGGCAGGGCGCCGCAACCCCACTTGCATATTCGCCGGGTAGCGGCCGGGCGAGCATTGAGGTGCAAGCAACGGCGCTCTCCACCCTGACCACCCAATACGCCTCCCTCTCGACCACCGTCAGCACCCAGGGCGTGACCATCACGAGCCAGCAGACGGCGATCACGACGATCAGCAACAACCTGACCACGGTGATGGGCCAGTGGGGGGTAGAGCTTGACGTGAACGGGTATGTCAGCGGCATCAAGACGAACAACAACGGCAGCCGTGCCGACATGACCTTGCGCATGGACCGGGTCCGCATGATCACGCCGTCCGGGTTGGGCGGCTCATGGCAGGTCGCCTTTGATGCTCAAGGCCGTGTCACAAACACGATCTCCGACAGCGCCGCCGGCGTGACGATCGAACTTGGATACCTCGCCTGATGGCTGGCGAATGGGGCATGCGCATTAAGCGCAACGGTGCCGAGGAGATGAACCCCTTCACCAACATGGGTCGGATTATCGGCCAGGTGAGCACCAATGGCGTCAACGGGTCGGTCACGGATGCAGGGTTCGCTACCGGCGTGGTTGAATGGGCCTTGACCACGCTGGAGCCGCCATCCGTTCTGGGTAGCACCGGATATGCGCCAGAGGTCAGCATTTCCGGAACGACCTTGTCGTGGAATTACAAGTTCGGCTCCTCCACGTTCAACACCATCATCACGTATTGGGTCCGGTAATGGCGCGCTGGGGAACAAGGATAAAGAACCGGGCCACCGGGTCGGTCCAGATCGATGACCTCTATGCCAATATGGCGCTGATCTCGAAACAGACCCAGAGCGTGCCGGTGAGCGCCAGCGCGACAAGCCCGTCCTATACGCAATGGGTCTATTCCGGCGCTGAACTGCCGGTGCTGGCGTTCGCTTGCACCGCTCCGACGTTCGTTCATTACGTCACCCGCGACAATACCGCGAACACATGGACTTTCCGGATCGGCAGCTATGTCACCGGGTCAGCCGTCAACCTCACCGTCTACCAATTCGGTTCGCCACCGGTGCTTGGGCCGGGCTGGGGCATGCGGATCAAGCCTGGAGGAGTGGTGAAGTACGACAGCCGCCATCGCTACGCCCGCGTCGCCACCACCCTGCGTGGCGAACTGGATTGGACTGCGGCATCTGGACCATCTGCCACCATGGCGGCCGGATCAACCTACGCCGTCGTTATGGGGAACGTCACGCAACGGAACACCCGGACGATCCAACAGCAGGGCGGCACTCAGCCAGGCTATATCGATGGCCTCGCATCGTTTCGGTATGGTGTCGCGATCTCTGGAAACGCACTGACGTCGCGAAGCGTACAGACCTATTTCAGCACCGCCTTCTTCCCGGTGCCGCCAAGCCCTCCTGCGCCGTCACCTTACGACTACCGCAACAACCAATACTCGTGGGCCGTGCTGGACGTCACCAACTACTGACGGCGGTAATCTGACCGCCCTTCCCCAGGCATGCTCGGGCGGAAGGAGTTTTCATGCTGCACCTGAAGACTGCCGCCGGTGAGCGGCTTGAGATCCCGGCCGGATGCATCATCGCCGTGATGCGCCCATGCGACGGCATCAACCCCAGCGCGATCATGTACGACATGGGCGCTGGCCCGGCGATCGATCAGCTTTCTGATCAGTACGGCTTCGTGAAGAAGACCGTCCTCGACGCCAGCGGCATGGTGAACCCGATCGAGGTCAAGATCATCGAGGCGGTGCTCGTCGGCGAAGGCGAGGACGCCGCCACGGTTCTTCGGCAGGGCCGCATGATCTTCGCTCGGTCGCGCATCGAGGGCCGCCGCGAAGTGCTCGACGATCCCAACGGCATCCGCGCCGGGCTGTTCGTGAACCTGACCGGCCAGACTATGCGAATCAACGTCGCGGACACGCTGGACGAACTGGACGGCGTGGAAGCGGATGACGCGCCGGTCGCCGCGCCCATTCCCATGCCACTGCCGTCCGAAGGAGCCTGACCCATGGGCCTCCCTCAAATTTCGACCGATGTCACCGCGACTTCGTGTGCGCTCGCCACCACCTCCTGCGACTTGCAGGTCATCAAGAGCTTGGCGACCACTGCCGAGGGCGAAGGCGAGCTTGATCCCTCCCTCGCCGACCGTATCGCACAGCTTGAGTGCACCGTCTCCACTCTCGCGGGCCAGCTTTCCTCCATCAACAAGCGGGTGATCGGCCTGCTCTATCCGCCCGAAGGAGCCTGACCATGGCTGATCCCACCGTTTCCGAAATCGACGCCCAGATTGCCGAGCTTCAGCGCCAACGCGACATCAAGTCGCTCGAAGGCTCGCAGGCCGTGGCCGCCGCCCTCAAGGCTGGCAAGGTTGCGACGCTCGCTGAAGACCTGGAAGCGCTCATCGCCGACCTCTCCCCTGCGAGCATGGCCTACCAGCAGGCTCGCAACGTGATCAGTGTCATCACCAACACCCGGAACCTGATCGACGGAGACGTGGCCCGCATTCAGTCGATCGTCGACGCGCAGACGGAAGCCTGATTGCCATGGACGATCCGCGCAAGGCCGCCTTCGATGCCGTCCGCGCCATCTCCCGGCCTGGCCTGTTCAACGATCCCGGCAACGTCCTTGCTATTGGAGCGAATAGCTTGGGCGGCGCCCGTGGTTGACATGGTAGCCATAACGGGCCTCGGCTTCGCGGCGCGCTTTCACGGCGTCTTCGATTCGGTCAAAATAGCCCAGAACAACTCGCCTGCTGGACTCGTCCTGGATGTAAGCTTGCCATTTGCGCATGACCTTACTGAAGCTCACACCCGTTGTGCCGCTGGTGTTGTGCTTTCCGCGACCGAGATTTCGGCCGTTCTCAAGGTGAGTTATCTCCCTGAGATTGGACCATCTATTGTCCCCGGGTACCCCATTGATGTGATCGACCTCAACGGGATCGATGCCGGTCATCATCTTCCAAATTACCCGGTGGGCGAGATAACCAACGTCACCAATGCGACCCTGCAAATGCCCATTTGGCATTACGAACGTGAAGGCTTTCGTGCCAGGGTAGCGTTTGTTCCACACCTTGAATGCCCATTCAGCACGAGCGCTCCTGAACATCTCGCGGGGCCGCGGCCGCCAAGTCAGCGTGCCGGTGCCAGGATTGTAGTCGAGAAGCTTGCAAAGCTCCTCTTTGCTGGGCATCTCGCGGGGAGCCATATCGCTTCTCCAAGTAGCGTTTTGGTTAGGGCCGGGCGCTGGTGCAAACAGCGTTTCCGGCCCGTTTTTCCTAGCAGAATCACGGTTTGTTCGCAAGCGCATGGACCCTTGGGATGGCCGACCCTCGCGATCCGATATTCGCCGCAGCGCGTACAGCAAAAGGCGCTGGCTTCACCCAAATGCAGGTGGATGACATCCACGCCGTGCTCGACCGGGCCGGAGTGCCCAGAGAGGTACCCATGACCGACATTCCCGACGATTACTGGCCTATGCTCTCCAAGATCGAGAGCGGCAATCGCCCGTACATCAAGGCGAAGACCTCCACTGCGTCCGGCCTCTACCAGTTCATCAAGTCGACCTGGATCGGCGAGGGCGGCAAGTGGGGCGCGGATGCGAGCAAGGCGTTCGGTGGCCTCACCCCGCCGGAAAGCGAGCAGACCGCCCGCGCCAAGACCTTCACCGAGAAGAACGTCGCGATCCTGAAGGCGAAGGGCATCCCGATCAACAAGGCCTCCCTCTACGCGGCCCATTTCTTCGGCGCGGGCATGGCTGCCAAGGTGATCGGCTCCGACGTCGACGCGCGGGCGGACCTGATTGCCGGCACCGCAGCGACGAATGCGAACCCCTCGATCCTCAAGGGCAAAACCGTCGGCCAGTTCCTGACCTGGCTGCACGGCAAGACCGGCGAATGGGCTCGCTGAGCCACCACGGGGGCACATGGAACACTTTTCACTATCCGACTGGCTCACGGCAGCGGCCTACACCCTGCTTGCGGCGGTCGGCGGCCTGTTAGGGCACGCCATGCGCGAGCACGACAAGGGCAATAAGCTAAACTGGCTGCGGGCCATGACCGAGGCCGTGTCGTCCGGCTTTGTGGGCTTCCTCGTTATGCTGCTTTGCCTGGCGATGGGCCTAGATCCTTTGTGGACCGGCCCGATCGTCGGTCTGTTCGGATGGCTGGGGGCCAACGTCACGATCCGGATGCTCGAACGCATCGTCTACGAAAAGCTGGGGGTCAAACTGCGCGCCAACACCGACAAGAGGGTGGCGGCCGCGAAAGCTCACGAGGAGGACAGGCCGTGAAATGGCTCATCAGCTTTCTGACCCCTTGGAAGTCCGAACTGTTCGCCATGGTCGGCGTGCTGGCCGTTTGCGGCATAGGAGCGACGATCGCGGGCTATCTGCATATCCAGCGACAGAATGATCAGATCGGCACGCTCGACAAGCGGAACGCCGAGCTGGTCACCGCGAACAAGGGTTGGGCCAGTCGGATCGCCGAGCAGGATCGATTACGCGCGCTGGAACAGAAGAACGCGCTCCTGCTTCAGGACAAGCTCGCCCTCATCGAAAAGCAAGGCGTTGCTTCGGCCGCCCAGATCCAGCAACTGGAGAAAAGCAATGCGGAAGTTCGCGAACTCATGGCTCGCCGCCTGCCTGATGACCTGCGCCGCGTGCTCGAACAGCAGAAGTGATATCGCGTCGGCGCCGCCCCCGGCCTATCACGGCATTCCTGCCGGGCTGATGGAGCGCTGCACCGTGCAGGACGTGCCGCAGGAGACGGTCGCTTCGATCATCGAGAGCCGAGGCATCTACATCAAGGCGTTCAACAAGTGCGCGGCCAAGATCGATGCGATCCGGGATCACGATGCGCAGGCTCGCGCCTCAACGCACCAGGATTAACGAATTGCAATTCGCAACTGTGTCACAGTCAGCGCACAAGGTGACCGGGCGTAATCAGGTACACCCTCCCCCTGATGCGACTCACGCGCGCTCCGGCGCGCTGCGACCCAAAACTAGCCCCGGCCCGCGATCTCAAGCGCGAACCGAGGCTTCCTTGCAAGAACGCCGGCTGTCATGGTTTATCGACCGGTGCCCCCCCGGTTGATACGAGGCCGTGCCTTCTCGGGGGCGGCTTTTTTGTTTCAAAGTGCCACAACGCCAACCAAGATCACGCAGCAACCGCAAGCGGCCATTGCTCTGCGGATGCGTGAATTGAACGTTTGGTCGGCGAGTATGCCTGTAGCCGCTAAGGAAATTCCCAAAACGACGGCTGCTAGAAGAATGCCGAAATGATTAATCCACATCACGATTCTCCTCGCCGACTTTCTTTAGAGCGATCGGATTACCACGCGCTGCTAGTCGCCCAATTCACATATTTATATCACCCGGGAACCTTTATCGACCTTTGGAGTTGTAACGCCGGCTAATGCGAGGGTAACTCCTTGGCAGACAAGCCGATCTATCTGCGCAAGCGCGCACGACGACCCAATCCTGAATGCCCGGGGCGGTGTATGCCCCGGGCTCTTTTCGGGGTTTAGCGATGACGCTGTAACGAGGGATGAGGCTGTGGCGCCGGAGAGTTAGCTGCGGGCCGGGCTTGATACCGGCTGGCGAGCGCCCCCCACACGCCCGCCCCTCTGTTCACTGAAGGGGCGCGTCCCTCCGCGCTGCCGCAGTTGGATCGAGCAATACCAGCACGACCATTCAGAAACGAGTGGTTAAAAATCACCACATCTTTGTGACCCGCTGTTGAAGGACATCACACGAGAAACGCCGCAGCGCGGGGTGGCGCTGCGGCGTGGGAGAGGTAGCTGCTGACACGTCCATCCGTTCAGCCTCAGAAATGTATCACTCGCCGGGCTGGGAACAACCGCCCTTGCGACATGTTAATCCCTGCTTCGGCGGTACACCTCCCCCGGCCCGCCCAAGTCAGAGGTCGCCCCCTTTTCGGGGGGCGGCCTCTTTCAGTAGCAGATGCTCTCGAACTCAGCGTCGCGGAGCCGAGAGATCTCAATGAACTCCCCCGCCTGCTTAATTTTATCCTGGAGCCGTTGAAGAACCGCCGGGAATATGTCCGCGAGCTGTACGTAATCGTCGATTGTCGCTCCTTCGCGGTCGGCCTGCGCGTGCCGGTGTTCGGCCAGCCTTACAAGGTCTTCATCCGAGAGGGGAAGCGTCAATTGGTCGATTGCCATGGGAAGGCCCTTTCACGAATCAGCGTTCCCGTCCTATAGCATGTTCACTATTCGTTCTCATATGGAGTTTGTCGTGGAGCGCACTGTGAACCTGCCGATCGAGATAGCCGAGCGGCTGATCGAAACGGCTGCCCGCGCCAAGGGCGTCAATGACACGCCTACCCTCATGATGTTCGCGGAGGTGCGAAAGCGCATCGAGGACGAGAGGCGAAGGTCATGACCTGCCGTATCTGCACCGCGAACGACGAGGAAGCGCTGGTCGAGCAGATGGCGGAGGCCATGTGGTCCACGCAAGAGAGCGCGGACACCCACACAGACTGGAGCCCGTGGGAGGACGCTGGGCCCTATTGGCAGCGGATCATGCGCGAATTTGCAGCCGCGTCCCTCAAGGTACTGCGGCGCGACTATGCCAATTCGCCACAACTCAAGGCTTAGTTGACGTTTCTTGTGAAGCGGCGCAGCATCGGTTGATGTGCAATCTGTACAGGATGACCAAGCCTTCCGATGCCGTAGCGCACCTGTTTCGCGCTAAAAGCGTGGGGGCGCCGAACTTCGCCGCCGAGGTCTATCCGAAGTACACCGGGATCGTCGTCGCTGAGGGCGAGGTGCGCACCATGACGTGGGGTTTCCCCCGCCACGCTGTGAGCAAGAAGACCGGCAAGCCCCTGAAGCCCACTGCCACGAACAATGCGCGAGACGACAAGTTGCGGGGCAACCCGATGTGGCGGGACAGCTTCCGGGATCGACGCTGCCTGATCCCGGTTACGGCTTGGGCTGAGGCCGAGGGCGCCGCCGGGCAGATGACGCGCACCTGGTACTCCCTGCCCGATCAGGAGCTGTTTGCCGTAGCCGGGATCTGGCGGCCGACCGATGAATGGGGGAACACCTACTCGATGGTGATGGTGGATGGTTGCGAGCAGATGGCCGACGTCCATGATCGCATGCCGACGATCCTCGCGGAGGCGGACTGGGCGACGTGGACCGACGGATCGCCGGACGAAGCATTTGCGCTCTGCCAGACTTGGGCCGGGCCGTTGATTGTTGATCGGACGCTGGAGCGTTGGTTCATGCGCCAAGGAGAGCAGCCACCGGCGACGCCATCGCTCTTGTGAGTGGTGACGATCATTCTGGGCACCTCCGCGCAGAATGGGCTACGGGCAGATTGAAGGAACTGCGCAAAGGCCCTTGACCTCGAGATCCAGAATGCAAATATTTTGCGCGGCGGAATCACCGCCAATGTGAGGAGAGTTGGAAGAAAGGAGGCAACGCATGTCCCTCTCCAAATTTCATCATCCATTCGAGTTCATGGAACGCCCCCAGCTTGAGCCGGAAGTCAAACGCGCAATCTTGGCGTCGTGGGCTTCCGACGCCCGTGCAGTCGAAGATCGTCCTGATCTGAGGCGACCGCCTGGCGCGTCCGAACCAGTCCGTCTCGTCGACATAATGTCTGCCATGCGCAGCCTTGATGCCCGGGAGGCCTGACCATGCAGGAAAGGCTGTTCACACTTCTGCGCCAAGAGCGCAAGCGCTTGGAACAGGCGATAGCGAAAGCAGAAGCCGAAAAGGCGCATCCATCCGACGTGAAGCGTCTGAAGGTGCTACATCGGATCGTGAATGAGCAGATCCACAGTTGGATGCGAGACCTTTACGGCGACGATCCGCAACAACTGATGCGAGCCGCATAAGCCTGGGATGAGCCGGAGCCTGTGCCTCCGGCTCATCATTCCTCTGCCGTGTGTGGGGTGGCTTGGCCGGCGCGGGCGCGGAGACACGCGACAACGATCGCAAGCGCAGCCGACGATCCGCCGGCAGCAGGCAACCCGCCCGGCTTGCCACGGTTGAACAGCTTGGCGGCCCACCGTCCTTCGCTGTCGAACTCCATGAGCGTCCCGAGGCGGTATTGGGCGGGGATCAGCGTCATCGCCGCGTCCAGGGAGGAGGTGAATAGCGGAAGCGGGACGCCGTGCCCGTTCTCATCGTAATAGCAACGCCCCAACAGGCGCCCTTCGTCGACTACGCGAATGCTGACAAGCGGACATAGCGCGCGGTCAATGTCGCGATCCGGCCCTTCTGCCGCCTCGCACCGCGCCGCCAGCGCAAGAAGCCTCTCTGATCGCTCGGGGTTAGGGGTCATAAGTGGGCTTCCTTGTTCGCGAGTTCCAGGAGCACGTCGGAATTGCGTGCCAAGTACGTCGCTTTGTGATCGGCGTTACAGGCTCGACAGACGCGGCGGCCATTAGGATTTCGATAGAGGTTGCTGCCGAACAGGGGATGGCCACGTTTGCAATGCGTCTTGGCGCGATGCCGCTGGCGTGTCACATCGGGGCAATCACCGCGAATTGTGTTTTCTCTATCGGATACAGCCTCTAAATGGCTGGGGTTCACGCAGCGCCTGTTGCGGCAAAGGTGGTCCAGAACTAGGCCGGATGGTATTTCACCTCGTACCAAACGGTAATAAACTCGATGAGCCCAATCGGTTTTGGTGCCATTCCAAACCCTGCCATATCCGTTAGCCGTGACAGACCCGGTAAAAATCCAGCATCCCGAAGACGTTTCGCGATCAATCTTCGTTTCGTAGCGTTCAGGAAGCATTGGCTAGCTCCAACAAAATATCTGCGTGGCAGGGCGCGCCCGGTCTGCACCAACAGGCGAGGTTCTTTCCTCGAAGTGGTTCGATCCACCTCCCTTGCGTCAGGGCCATCCAAGTGTTGGCATAGTAGCGAAAGCACTCTACGGCCTGCTCTACGGTTTCACAGGTGTCAGGCAGCGCAGCGCTGAAATGCCTGGGGTTGCAGCCCACGGTGAAGATGTTGCCGAACGTTTGGTGCGTCCGATCCACCTTCACGGTGTTCTCCGGCATCCGCCATCCCTTCGTTCGGCGCAGCTGGACGCGGCGTGGCCGCTCGACAAGATCGCTCTGGGTGGTCTCAGGCATGGTCATCGCGAATAGCTCCCGTGATGGCAAGTAGATTGCCCATCGAACTGAGCGGGTGAGGAACCGCGTCGAAGCCGTCCGGCCAGTCCTGGCGCGACCATGAGCATCCGCCCTCGTCATCGACCTCCGGCCATTCCGCAACGTATTCGTCGTCGCATTCCTCGCACTGGCAGTTCTCTATGCGCTCTTCGCGGGGGTGGAACAGGCTGTTGCCGCAATAACCACATCGGCCGCGCCCGAAAGCATCCTCCAGCGCATACATGATATCATCGGTAAGTTCGGCAAAGTCGGGCCCTTCCGAATCATCTCGATCCAATCCACAGCCCCAAGTGCTGCATCCCCGAATGATCCAGTATGCGGGCCGCTGATTGATCGTCGCGATACTGAACAAGGCTCGGCCATCACCGCATATCACCGGTAGAAGGCGCGGGGTGAAGGCGATGGAGTGCTCCGGAACCCAAAGGTAGGAGGACTGCTCGACTTCGACGGCGGCGCGCAGGCGTTCGTGGATGTCGTCGGCAGGCGACATTTCCAGATAGGGGTTCTCGCTCATACCGCCGCCTCCGAAACATCGAGCGCGAAGACGGCGACCGGATCGGTCCCGAAGTGCTCATGCTGGATGGTGCGCAGGTCGTAGCCGCGCCACACCCTCGTCAGGCGGGTCACGCCTTCCACACCGCCGCCCTTCGGATAGCCGCGCGTCATAACGACGTGGCGATAGGTCCGGCCTTCGAGGCGCTTGGTCCAATGCTCGTTCTGCAAGCGGAACTCGTGCGACTTCAAGCCCGCCGCGATCTGGTCGAAGTAGATGCCTTTGACCGGGATGATGAGGTCGCGCGGCCTAGCGCTCTGGTCAGGCAT